AGAAGATCAGTTGTTTTTGCATTTGGTCCACTAATATTCTGTAAAAGAATGTTGGGTAGTTCAGCGTTTGCAATATCATCAGATTCAAATACACCATAAACTCTTACAACATCTGGTTTTAACAAGCAAATATCAAGATCTTGAACTCTTGTTCCATATGGATACCCACTATTATATGTCAATCCATCATTGATTGTTGTTGTTCCTATTCCAGATGCAGAATCTGATGAATATGTAATATTTAAAATATTAACTGCTATTCTATTTTTCTTCTTAGCAGATACTGATGTCTTGGAAAGAGTTGAGATTAAAGTTGCACCTCCATTAGCATTCTCTAATCCTTCGATTCTTAATGTAGTAGAAGATGCGTTAAACTTAAACTTATCTGCCGATAGAGGTTCTACAGTACCATCATCTCTCATTAAGATATATCTTTCTTCATCAAATGGTAAAAATGTCTCATTATCACCTGCTTGAATAGTATTAGTTTGATTACTCGCTACAGTTACCGAGAACTTTCTCCTTATTATTAGAGTCGAGTTATCTATGTCAACCTTAGAAATATATTTCTTAGGTAGTACTGTGTATAGTGTGTTATCAGTAGAACTTTGGAAAGCTGATGTTAGAACTTTAAAATCTGCTGGGTTAATCGCTGTTCCTGGTAAAGCACCATCACAAATGCCAATAACAGTAGTAACACCAGTGATTGAGAGTGAGTTCTTACTTACATTAGTAACTCTAGCAAATGTTACTGTAGAAAGACCTGGATTTGTAAATGAGACGGTAGTGCCAGAAGTTGCAATACCTACAAAGTTAAAATCTGTAGATGTTACAGTGCTTATTCCACCAGATCTTGCAGTGATTGTAACAAATCCAACATTAGCAAGTGCAGATGGTTTTACGTCTGCATTAAATGTGCCAGCAGTTCCAACGGTGGCAAAAACTGATTTTACTTGATCTGAACCAAAAGAAGTTGTTGCAACAGATATTCTGGTATTGTCTACTCCATTAAAGATAAACTCCTCGCCATCAATGAACTTACCATTTACATTGTAAAGAGTTAAAAGTTTAGCATTAGATACATTATATCTTAAAAATCCAGTAGCACCACTAGATTTTCCTCTAACATGAGTTGGAGTTGTTAGAGTTATATTTTGGTTCAGAGTGATCTCTGTGTATGTTTGAATGTCATACAGAGCAAGATCCCACTCATTAAGTCTAGGATTTGATGTATTGTAAGATCCAGACTCAAGTGCAAAATCATATACTCTAGCAAGACCAATCTCTTTTCCTGTAGACGTAATACCAGATCTACGAGTGTCCATTAAATGAACAACAAAATTGGTGTTGATGCCAATCGTTGGTGCTCCATATACATTGTTTAGTGTATATGTTGGACCAGTTACATAGTTAATACCTTGTCCAGATAAAGATCTCGTAGTCCTTGGTTTTGGAAAATCAACGTATGTTGGACTAATGGTTTCTACTGGATAACCCTTGACAACTGCTTTCAGAGGTGAAATCTGGTAGGTTCCTAAGTTTTCAGTAGGTGTATTATTGTTATATGTTAACTCGTTCTGTAAAAATACTCCACCATTACCTTTAAGGTTGTTTAAAGTCTCTTTAGGTACAACAGATGGTTGTGTTACGTAATAATCACCAGATTCTTCATATGTTCTCTTTGCAAGAGCGTCTTGTAATACATTGTATTGAGGATCTTGAATAGAAGATCTTAAAATACCATTTCTGATTTCTAAGAGTTGTACAAACTCTTCTACATCAAACTGATCAACGGGAACTTTTACTAAATCTGCTGTAATCTTGAGTCTATCAGCACCAGGAGCAGCATAGTTAGAAAACCCTTTTGCATTATCTACAAGAGTTTCGTCATCATCTGCGTTTACAGTTTCTTCTGTAATACGAAGTCCAACTCTATAACTTGGATTGTTTGAATACTGATCTAAGATTAAAGTCTGAGATCTAACACCTACAAAGTATCCTCTTAGGAAATATACACCCTCATTCAAGAAGACGGCAGAACCTATTGAGTTGCAGTTCAATGGGATGGTTACTGCAAAACCAGATCCTGGTTGTACAACAACACTTTTTCCAGCATCAATCTCATTTGTACCAAATAGTCCTTCTTCTAAGATAAGAACTTCATCATCTGCAAATGATTGATATGAACCTGTTAGATAATCAGAATCTAAAAAGTTCACATATAGGGTATTATTTCCTCTTTCTGATTCAGAGCTTGATAATACTCCAACAACATATGCACGAACCCCAGTATTTTCTCCTCTAATAGTCTTTCCAACTAGAGAAGTTAAGTATGCTAGTATGTTAATACCGAGATATTCTGATTGAACCTCTACAGCATAATAGTTATCAATGTAACTAACCTGTCCAGGTATTACAACTGATCCTTCTTTAAAAAGATGGTTTCCAAACTGTTCAATCTGATTTTGCAATATTGATTGCAATCCAGTAAGTTCTCTTGCCTGAACAGGATACCCAGGCTTGAATAGGACTTTATAATAATCGTTGTCCTTGTTGAAATCGTCAAAGTATGGCGATACGTTGAGATTGAGTTCCTGTGGCATAATCCGTTAGAATTGCAATACTATTTTTATGTCTTCTCTTTGGTTTTGAGATCTTGTGATCGAGGGTCTATGATCGACATAGAGTATATTTCCAGTATGTTTTGCAACTTCTGGATTTGCTAGACCACTCGTAAACTCTTGACCCAAATTATATGTCCTACTATTTATTGTGGTAGTAGACCCAGTAAAAGCGGTATGGATCGCTAGAGTTGTGTTTCCACCAACAATGCTGACATTTCCTCCACTTGCTGGTGTAGCAGTAAACTCTTTTAGATCAAATCCATACCTAGGAGAGGTATTTTTTGTAAACTCAAGAACACTGGATGTACTTGTATTGAAACCAGCAAGAGTTCTATCTTGCCAGTATTTTAAAACTCCTGTAGTCTGGTTGTAAGAAACAACCTTTGCCACTGCGGTTTGTCCAGTTCCAACAGTTTGATAAATTACAGAATCTGGAGTAAAGATTGCAGTACTGTATCCAGCACCTACAAGTTTGATTGCTCCAAGAGCACTTGCTTTTGATTTAGTCAGATTTGATGATGTGCCATATGCCTTGGGATTTTCAACTAACCCAACTCTTGCTATTTGATTTCCAATAATAAAGTCTGGATCTTCATTATCATTTTCTATTCTAGAATATATTAGAACTCTAAATGCACCCAGTTCTCTGTAAATATCGGCACCATGTCCACCTTGAGGAGGAATGATTACATCAAACTCTGGAGATGTAGTTCCAGTTGGTAATCCTCCAGCAACAACATCAACTGTCCCGTAGGTATACCCATCTCCACCATTTGAAATAGTGATTGATCCAATTTTTGAATCATTATTAACTACAATGGTACATTCTGCTCCACTTCCATCACCACGAATAGGAACTCTTGTATAAGTTCTATTCGCTGTTCCAATGCCAGCACCACGATTCTTAATGGTGCAGATTTTTAACTGACCACTAGTAGCAGCATTTTCTCTTACTGAAGCAACATTATTACCACATGCATCAGTTGAAGTTTCATTATCCCAGTTTTTAGGTACGGGAATAAAGTTAATCGTGTCAAATTTTACAATATCACTTGGTGCTATTGTATAAAGATACTTCCAAACATATCCATCTCCACTTGTACCTGCAGATCTTGGTTCTAAGTCTGTGAAAGTTGGTTCATCTAATGAAGGTCTTCCATTTGGATTTTCTGGATCAGTTCCATTTTGAAGACAAATATAAACTCTAAAATCTTTGTTTACAACGTAATAGCTTGCTGAATAAATGCTTAATGCTTGTGATGGCTTTGATGGATTATCTCTTGTAATATCATGGCGATACATATCATACGTTGTACCAGATGACCAGGTTATTTTCCTTACAACCTGTCTTACGTCATCTGGTACAATCCTTTTCAATGCAATCATAGTATCCCAATAAGAACCCTCCTGATCAAAGGTGTCTTTGGGGGCAGGAGGAGTTGTATCCCAACTTGAAGATACTGTTGTTGCATCTGGCAATCCTATAAAAGAATAGTATGAGTTCTTATCAGAGGTTGCCAGAGAAACAAAGTTCTTTGCATTCAAAATCCTCAGTTGATCAGTTATGATAGCTGCCATTTTATCGGGTTTTTTACTTATTTATTAAAGATAATTTAGTGTCCTTAATGGATTCTTTCTTCTAACCAGTGGTGAAGTGGATAATCCAGCATAACCAAAGGTTGAGTACCCAACAAAATCTCTAGAAGAAGACCTAGATGGTATTGTAATCTTACCCCAACCATAATCACCATAGTATCTTCCTTTGTAACTTCCTGGATGATTTTGTGTTTGAACACCATTATAATCTTGAACACGAACAGTGATTCTTGAAGGAACACTGTCTCCAACAATAGCTCTTCCAGT